GTGCAACGCCCAGCAATCACCAGTGTGGGCGCATCAACGCTTTTAACCGCTGATCTATCAGTCAGCACCTATTACAACCAAGACTAAGGAGAAATAAAGAAATGCCAACAACAATCATCACAGGGCGGCAAATTGCATTCACTATTGATGCAGATGTTTATGATGCCCAGGCGACATCAGCCACACTCACAGTTGATTCAACAATCAACACTTATCAGACATTAGATGGCAAAGCGTATTACACCACCGATACACAGGGAACATTTGCAGTTGAAATGTTGGCTGACTGGGGTGCTGGATCATCTCTTTGTGAAGCATTATGGACTGCCGCAACTGATGCACCGCAATCACCATTGTCAGTGTCAATGACTGCCGCAACAGGTGCAGTTTTCACATTTGATGTTCAGCCAATTTTGCCAAGTGCAGGTGGCACCGCGCCTGATGCACAAACAGTTTCATTGTCATTCACATGTGTGACAACGCCATTGTTAAACGACTAACTAACAAAGAATCGGGAGAAAAGCAATGAAATTACCAATCACAATTGAATATGGAAACGGGTCATCAGAAACCTACACTGCCCAGCCGCCTGAGTGGGCAAAGTGGGAACAAAAAACTGGTTACATCATCAGCCAAGCCCAGGACAAATTGGGCATCAGTGATTTGATGTTTTTGGCATATCACGCCATGAAGCGTGAGAGTGCTGGGAAACCAATCAAATCATTTGATATTTGGTGTGAAACAGTTGTTGATGTGGTGGTGGGGGTTGATGACCCAAAAGTTACAAGCGCGGAAGCATAAATTACTTATTAATTGAGTTGGCAATTGCCACATCAATTCCAATGAGTGAATGGGAAAGCGCAGAGCAGATTTTAACCGCAGTTGAGATTTTGGAGAAACGCAATGCCAAATGAGGCGATCACCTACGACAAGGCACAGTTGCGCGGAATCATCAAAGCGTTTGGTGCAATGGATGATCAGGCAGTTGCAGAATCAAAGAAACAATCAGGTGCGCTGGTTGAGTATTTACAACGCAAAATCATTGGCGCATCCAGTTTTACACAAAACCTAATTGATGATCGGATTGCCGCAGGATCAAGGGTAAGCAAATCATCAAAAATTGGTGAAATCAGTTTTGGCTTTGCATCACAAAAATTTAGCGGTGGTGGCACAACCCAGCAATTGTGGGGTGGCGCAGAATTTGGATCAAACAAATATAAACAATTTCCAAATTGGTCAGGCAAATTTGGCAGGGGTTCACGCGGTTGGTTTATTTATCCAACACTGCGACAAGAGCAGCCATACATCATTGATCAATGGGAAAATGCTTTTGATCGCATAGTTAAGGAGTGGTGATGGCATCCACAGGTTCACGCACCCTTAAACTCTCCATCCTGGCAGAAACCAAACAACTCACTGATAGCCTTAAATCAGCCAACAATGATGTTGAAACATTTGGCGACAAAATGGGCAATGTCGGCAAAAAAATTGGAGCAGCATTTGCCCTGGCAGCCGCAGCGGCAGCCGCCTATGCAGTCAAAATTGGCATTGATGGGGTCAAATCAGCCATTGAGGATGAAGCCGCACAAGTTAGATTGGCAAACGCATTAAAGACTGCCACAGGGGCAACTGATACTCAAATCAAAGCAACTGAGGATTATATTACTAAAACTCAATTGGCAACTGGAGTGACAGATAATGATTTGAGAGCATCATTCCAGCGGCTATCCATTAGCACTAAAGATGTAACCAAATCTCAGGATTTGATGAATTTGGCAATTGATATTTCAAAAGGCACTGGTAAAGATTTGGCATCAGTTACCGAAGCCCTGGCAAAAGCCTATGAAGGCAATGATACAAAATTAGCAAAATTGGGAATTGGTATCAGCGCGGCTGATGCAAAAACATTATCATTTAAAGATGAAACATCACGACTGGCTGATTTATGGGGTGGATCAGCCTCTAAGTATGCAGACACATTTGCAGGGCGTATTGATCGGCTAAAGCAAGCATTTGATGAGGGCAAAGAAGCCGTTGGTGCGCGGTTGTTGCCAATCATTGAACGCTTAATTGGGTATTTATTTGAATATGGTGTGCCGATAATTAACAAATTTAAAGATGCATGGGATGTTGTTAAAACTGCAATTGATAACAACAAAGAGAATTTCCAAGAATTTATTGATTTAATGCAAACTTATGTGTTGCCAGTATTGAAAACAGTGTTTGGATTCCTGGTAGATGTTGGCGCAAAAGCAGCCGCAGCCATTATCAGCGCATTTGGCACAATCCTGGGGGCAGTCACACCAATCATCAATTTTATCATTGATTCAATTAACATGGTTATCAGGGGAATCAACTTAATCAAACCAGGTGCAGACATTGGCTCAATTGGCAGGGTTGGCTCATCATCATCAAATTTCACATATAACAGCGGCAATCCAAATCCAACTGCAACATCAACACCAACCATCACAATTCCAACACCCAGTTCAGGCGGGGCTGGCGGGGGTGGCAGTTCAACAATCAAAGTGCCACAGGCACCTGCAATTGATTATTCAATAAATCCAGTTCTACCCAATGGAATGCTTGATTTAAATGCACCACAAAATGCTGCATCAGCCAGGTTGCAAGCCCAAGCGGATGCATATTTTGCAGCCAATCCAAACATTGATCGCAACACTGGTGCAAACATCACAGTAAACATTGGAGTTGCAGGTGATCCCGAAGCCACAGCCCGCACAATTGTAGATGTGGTTAATAATTCAAATTATCGCGGCACAGGCGGCGCAAATAGATTTGCATTCTTAGACTGATGAGCAATTGGAATCCTGTTTGGCAGGTTAAAATTAATGGGGTTGATTACACCAATGCAATTTTGGCAAATCTCACCATTACATCAGGGCGCACAAACATTTATGAGCAAGCCCAGGCGGGTTACATAAGCATCCAATTAATCAATTTAGATCAAAGCCCAATTAATGCAGAAATTAATCAATCAATTACAGTGGAATTGCAGAATTCCACCGCTGCATTTGTGCCGATATTTGGCGGGTCAATTGTTGATGTAGCGGTGTCAATCAGTGATGCAGGTGGTATTGCCTATGCTCAAACAATCACCATTATTGCCCTGGGTGCGCTTGCCAGGTTGCCAAAAGTTTTGACCAATGGGGTGCTGGCAAAAGCCCATGATGGAACACAGATTTACAACATTTTAAAGAATGTTTTATTTGCCCAATGGCAATCAGTTCCAGCGGCAGAAACCTGGGCAGCCTTTAATCCTGCGACAACCTGGGCGACTGCATTACATACTGGATTGGGTGAGATAGATCAGCCTGGCAATTATGAATTGGCGCAACGCACATCAAGTCGCATTGATGTTTATTCATTGGTTGCAGCATTGGCAAATTCAGGGCTGGGATACCTTTATGAGGATGCATCAGGATTGATCAGTTATGCAGACAGCACACACCGCACAACTTATCTAGCACTTAATGGTTATGTGGATTTAAGTGCAAATGATGCATTGGCTAATTCACTTAAAATTCAAACGCGGGCAGGTGATGTGCGCAATGCCATTACCCTTAAATATGGGCAAAATTCAACCAGTGAAACCAATGCCAATGATGCAGCATCAATTGCGCTTTATGGAAATTTGGCTCAGATATTTACAACTACCATTTTTGGGGCTGGGGATGCGGCTGCTCAGGCAGCCTTTTATTTAGCCATCAGAGCCTACCCACAGGCAAATTTTAATTCAATTACCTATGAATTGACCAACCCTGAAATCGGTGATTCAGACAGGGATGCCCTGATTGGGATATTTATGGGGATGCCAGTCTTTATTGCTGACCTGCCGCTTAACATGGTGGCTGGATCATTCCCAGGCTTTGTTGAGGGCTGGACATGGCGGGCGGCATACAACCAGGTGTCAGTCACCCCATTATTGTCACCGCTTGCATATTCATTGAACGCCATGCGTTGGAATGATGTGCCTGTGGTAGAAGCATGGAATACAATCAGCCCAACTTTAGATTGGGAAAACGCAACAATTGTTGCATAAAGGAGAAATGACATGACAAATCCAACCAGCAATTTTGGCTGGCAAATGCCTGAATCAACCGATTTGGTTACTAACCTGCCAGCGGATTTTGAGGTTTTTGGTCAAGCGGTGGACACAGATTTTGCAGATTTATTAGGTGGCACAACTGGACAAGTTTTAAAGAAAAACACAAACGCTGATTTAGATTTTGTTTGGGGTGCTGATTCAGCGGGAATGACTAACCCAATGACTACAACAGGCGACACAATTTATTCATCAAGCGGCTCAACACCTGCGCGTTTAGGTATTGGATCAGCGGGGCAAGTTTTAACAGTTGCAAGCGGTGTGCCTAGTTGGGCATCACCTGCTGGCGGTGGCAAAGTGTTACAGGTTGTTAATTATGTATTGGCTACAACTGCAACTTTAAATAGTGGGTCTTATGTAACTACTGGGGTTGAAGCAACTATTACACCAACTTTAAACACCAGTAAAATTTTAGTTATAGCACAATTATCAGGCAATGGTTCAGTATCAAGTGCTAACAATTCGTTTTTTCTAAGTTTATTTAAAAACTCAACAAATTTAGCAAACCCAACATCACCAGGCAGTAGAACGCCAGCATTTTGTCAATGGTTTAAAACTTATGGCGCAGCAACTGGTCAAGACTCAATGATGTTCATGTGGAATTTTAGTTTCTTAGATTCTCCTGCAACCACCTCTGCAACAACATACAGCGTTAAATATGCAGGTGAAAGTTCTAATCCTATATTTGAAGTGAACAGAACATCTTCTGATACCAATGCTGGTTATCTACCGAGAGCAACATCAAACATTACCTTATTAGAAATTGGTGCATAATGCGACATTTAGCAAAAGCAATTAAAACACTTAAACCAAATTCAGAATTTACATTTCAAGATGATGATTATGCAAACATTAATTGGATTAAACTGGATGGTAAAGCCCCAACTCAAAAAGAAATTGATGATGTTATTGAACAAATTAAAGCAGATGAAATAACCGAAATTGAAGCAAAGGCATTAGCCAAATCTGCATTGCTTGCAAAATTAGGCATTACTGAGGATGAAGCAAACCTTTTATTGGGCTAATGATTACATCCCATAATGGTTGGACTGCATCAATTGATCCAACTGCCATTGGCATTGGCTCATATCCTGTGCCAGGCACAAAAATCAAACTAAGGTGCGCGGCTGCGGTTGCACCATTGCTGGTCACATTTGCGGCAGAATTTCATCAACACATTGAACCGATAGATCAGGGTGCATTGGATGACTGGGGTTATTGTTACAGAAACATACGCGGATCAACTGACAAATTGAGCAATCACGCCAGCGGGACTGCTATTGACTTAAATGCCACAAAGCACCCCCTGGGTCATGTCGCGACATTCACACCCATGCAAACAGTGCTGATTCAAGCATTATGCAAAAAGTATGGGCTAAAGTGGGGTGGGGATTACACACACAGAAAAGATGAAATGCATTTTGAGGTTTCTCTCAATCCAGCCAAATGTGCTGAGTTGATAGAAAAGTTAAAACCAGGGAAAGCAGGGTAAATGAAAAAGACAAAAGCAATGTTGGCTTCATGGGGTCGCAGTTATTTAGCGGCTGCGCTTGCAGTTTATATGGCGGGTGGCACATTCCAACAAATGTTAATGGGTGGGGTCGCAGCGGTTGTTCCAGTGGTTTTGCGCTGGCTCAATTCTGATGACAAAGAATTTGGAATTGGCTCTAAGTAAATGACAACGACTGAATGGGTTGCGGTTATCGGGTGCGCAATTGCCCTGCTATCTGCAATCTATTCAGTCATTAAAGTAGTGACAAAATCCATTATGATTGAATTATTGCCAAATTCAGGCAAATCACTCAGGGATGAGATCAGGGCATTGAGTGCCAGGGTGGATTCCATCTATGAAATCATTGGCGGTAAATAGGCTCATTGGCGTGTTGATCGTTGCCAGGTGTCAGCGGGCGGTGTCATACTGATCTGACCCATTCAAAGCGGGTGGGTAGATTCGGGAGATACACAATGAATACAATCAACGCCTTAACGGGCATTTTAGGGGTAGCCACAGGGCTGCTAGTAGGCTTTAAAGTAGGCATCAAGCGGGGTGATACTGCTGGCAGTCGCAGGGGCTTTGCCAGGGGCATTGCAGTCAGCCGCAACATAGTAAATCGGATATCCAATGGTGCTTGAAAATTATGAAACAGTGGCAGAGCGCATTGAAAAGTTTTGGATCAAATACCCAAGCGGGCGGATACACACCCAACTGATCCATCAGGATGGCACACGCTACATTGCACAGTGTGATCTTTACAAAGATGTAACTGACCCATTCCCATTTGCAACTGATTATGCTGAGGAGATCAGGACAAGCAACAACCGATTTCCAGCAGAGAATGGAATTACGAGCGCAATTGGCAGAGCGCTTCATTCAGGTGGGATCAGCAAATTTAGTGAAGGCATAGCCCGCCCATCTGCTGAGGAGATGTCCAGGGTGTCATGGACTGCACCTATTGATGAACCAACACTAATTGCACAAACAATGGGTGGGGTCATTGAGCAGGTTGCAACTGGCACTGCACCCAATGAAGCCCCGCAATGTTCACATGGACACATGTTGGCAAAGATGGGGATTAGCCCAAAAACAAACAAGCCTTATAGTGGATGGGTTTGCTCATCTACAAACCGCGATTCCCAATGCAAGCCGATTTGGAATTGACATGGGCGGCATTTCATTCACACGCAATGGGGTAACTGGACACATCACCGCTGATGGTGAGGTTTTAAATGATAAACAGGCTCAAACATGTGATTATTGTTTTGAGCCACACAACCGCATTGACATGATCAAGATTGTTGATGATCGGTTTATCCTTTGCCGCAGTTGCTATCTCAGGCACATAGTTAGATGATGAAAATACAATTGACCAGTGCTGATGAAATCATGTCAGCACAGGTTGGTTTGCAACGCGCCCAGTATTGTAAAGAGCGCAACTTGAAAAACACCTTTGAGAGAAAAACTGCCAACAACTATTTCAATGACATTCTTATGGGATCAAATGGCGCAGCGGCTGAAATTGCAGTTGCTAAAGCCCTGGGGATCATTGATTTTAAACCCACAATCAACACTTTTAAATCACAGGCTGATTTGCTTGAAAACATAGAGGTCAGACACACATCCTGGCATGGGGGTCATTTGATTGTCTATCCTAAAGATCGGGAATCTGATGTTGCAGTCCTGGTTGTAGGTGAATGCCCTGATCTCTTTGTGGTGGGTTGGATGCCAGTTGTAGTGGCTAGGCGACCCCGCTACCGCAACAACAAGGCTGACTCATGGTGGATTAGCCAAATCAATTTGCAACCTATTGAAAGCCTATTAAGGAGTAATTATGCCAATGTCAAAATCTGAGGATTTGCCAATGTTTGATTGCCAAATGTGCGTTGCCATACTCAATGCAAAAGGTGGCAAATATAAGTCATGCAAAACTGAGTGGATTCCCAGGGTTGTGGGTGACACATTGCCGCCTGGGTTGTCCACAATGGAATGCACAGGTTGTGGGCAAATGCGTGTTCAGTTTGTGGGAAATGATGAAACATCAGAATCACAGGATAATCTCACATCCTGAGATGATGATTTCATGCAGTCTGACCTGCGGTTATGGTAAATAAATGAAAAAGAATTTGCATCATCTATTGACTAAGCCGATACGCTCACCATCCGCGCATAGAGCCGCGAGGCGATATGGCTCAATGCGTGGCTCACTAACGGGCGCACTATGTATTCTCCTTATGCAGATTATGTTTGCGCAAAATAGTTGGTCAATAACAAACCCTGATATGTATAAGTTATATGCCCATACACTTGTTGTTGATTACAAAGAATATACATGTCTAATTGATCTTTGGAATAAGGAAAGCAATTGGTCAGTTTCTGCACATAATAAATCAGGTGGTGCATGGGGTATTCCACAATTAAAGAATAAGAAACTGCAACACATGGATGGATTCACACAGGTGCAATGGGGCTTGAAATATGTGCGCTCACGATATGGCACACCCTGCAATGCCTGGGTTTACTGGACACTGCATAAGAATTACTAATGATCACAGTGTTAATGGGCGCACCTGCATCAGGGAAAACAACCTGGTTAAAGGAGAATAAAACTGGCTTTGAGCATATCTATTCAACAGAATTGGTGAGAGTAAATAGGGAATTAGATGTGGATTATTATATGAGCATGATCAGGGCTAGGGCAGTGAAAGCGGCTGATGAGGGCAAAGATGTGATTGCTGATGGCACGCACACCATCACACTGCACAGATTGTTTTGGCTTAACTTAGCAAAGCGTTTGAGTATTGAAACAAGGTTAATTGTGTTTAACACACCATTGCCATTGTTGTTGATGGGTAACAATATTAGGTCACATCCATGCCCAGTCAATGTGTTGGTAAAGCATCACAAAAACATGCAGATTGCAAAGCGTTTGGTGTTGCGTGAAGCCTGGAACACAATTGAAAATAAGGTGCGCAGTGTCTAAGTCATGGGCTAATGGCAGTCATAAAGGCTGGCGCAAAGTTAGG